CATCATCAGGGCGCTTACGCATTTTATTGAGGTTGTTTTCCTCATCCACAGAGCCTACCAAACAGGGTGTGATTTTTGGTGGGACCTTAGTCCCTTTTTTGGTTTCGAAGAAAGTCAGAAAGGGAGATTGATGAAAATTTGACTCCACAGTCGGCACAAGTGGCATTCCCTTTTCCATCGGAGAGTATGATTTCATCATGTGAACAGGATTCAACAGATAATTTGAAAATCTTTCCATCGGAAAGAAATAATCTGGATCCCATGTTGACAAAACACTCCGTGGAAAATCTTTTTTGTTCAATTGGACTGCATACAGGTGGAGGGGGTTTGAGAAATTCGAGGTTTGATACACTAGCTTCGCTAGGTCGTTTGACATTTTGAAGGACCGGATCATGAAATTCTTGCAAAGGGTTTGAAAAGAAGGAAAAAGCGCGAAATTCTCCAAGAGATTTTGATGTCTCAGGTAGAATGTCGCGGTTCCCGTCCATTTTCTCTCCCAAAGAGCAATCTCTTGATCCAAAAGATCCCAATTGCCTGCTAGGTACTCGAAGTACTTTAGCCCCGAGCTGAGAATCAAAGACAAAGCCGGGCCATTGATTTGGATCCATTGTCCGTAGTACTCCCTGAATGACGGGTTTATTATAAACAATTCCGTCAGAAAGAGCATGTGTGACACGTGATCCCAAAGTTCCGGCTTTGATGAAATTGTCATCAATAGAATTTTTGAGTATGTCGTAAATCGTACGTTCCAGTTTTCGCTTGAGAGTCGATCCAAGGACATCACTATTCATTTTTGTTCCGACCTCCCTCCTCTGATAAAAACTTCGAAATAGAAATAGAAAAACCTGACCCTAACACCAATTTTTGTAACTCCCGCTTAAAAATTGAAAACAGCGGGCAAAAATTGAGATTAAAGTAAAGACCCAGCAGCAATGAGCAGAGGGTTGATGAGAGAAGCATTGTTTTTGTAAAACGAAGCCGCAGATCCAAGTGTTCGCTTGATCCACTCCAAATGTTTTCCATTTGGACCACACATTGATTGTTGGGATTTGATCACGGTCCAAGCAGCATCACAGCATGCTTGGGAGCCGATGAGAGCCAAAGTCTCAAAAATTGTGTATTTGGTGACAAATTCGTAAACAATATAAACCATGACTCGCATTGTTTGCTGAGTTGTGTTCACAGTTGAATCAGGTGAAAAAACGCCAGAGCAGATGATTGCGGGGTAATCACTTGCGTTCATGTTCCCAGGGGATTTAAAAGCAATGTCGCCCACAGATTCTGGAGCCCATATTCCATAGGCCCCATCCTTAATCTTGCCATCATAAGCTCTGTCGACCTTTCTGAGGTTCTCAAAAAGTTGAAGTTGACCAATTTCCCCACCATTGTTCTGGGCGAGGTAATTGTTTTGAAGAGAATCATATGGCACGTATGCCATTGCAATCTCCCCTCCATTGTTCAAAAGGGTTCCCATATAAGTCACGAGAACGGCCATTGCAACAGGACGAACTTCTTGAAGAACACCAGCATCGGTGTAGACAGCAGAAGATGAAAAATTTGCAGCAGTGATGGTGACATAAGTCGCAGAAACTTGACTGACGATTGGGTCAGGGGTAGCATCAGCGAGTCCAGACTGGGCATTGTCGAGGCAAAAACCAACAAAATTCTTTCCAGGCGAAGAAGCAACTTGAGCAGTTGCCGAAGCAATGTAAGTTGTATTTATCGCTGTGGTCGGAGTTGATTGTTGATTGATGTTGATTCGAGTAGCCTCTCTGGATGTCGACACAAAATTGATCGCCTCAAAAGTCGAGGACGTATTGCTGATTTGAAATTTTGCTGTGATTGAAATGTTCCAATCACCAAATGGAAGAACAATAATACCAGCGGTTGTTGTGGTGAAACCTGGAGCATTGGGAGAATAATACTGGATCAGTGGAGCAGTGTTGACGGAGTCTTGAACACCACCAGCACCACTAACTAAAACAGTTCGACTCAAATCATTTGAAGCACCGACAGTGAAACTCGTTCCTTGATAGGAAGGAGCTTGCGTAGTCAGAAAACCTTCATTTGAATCGAGACGAGGATCATTCCCACCTGAACTGCCCAGGTAAGAGGAAGCTGCACCCCAGTCAATCTTGTCCCAAGTGGACGTGACTGCAGATGCATGTGCTGCCGAAGCAACAGCTGCTTGGTAATGTGTTGGATCTGAAAGATCGCCGAGTTTTGGTGAAACGGCGAATGAAAAACGACCAGTATTGTACTGGTCTTGTGAAATTGGCACTGAGAAAGAATTGATTGATCTCAAGACTCCAGTTGGCCTTGCGAAGCCATCAGGTACTCGAGCAATATTTTGTGCTGGATCAGCCATCGTTTTGACGTAATCATACGTTGGATTCCCTTTGGAAACGGTGTTTCCGGTGTTGTTCCAGAGTCTTTCTCCAGTTCCATTTTTAAAAATTGGCCGTGGTACCTTATTTGACAAGGGAAAAGCACCACGTGGCACCCTGACCCGAGTTCGCACAACAGGAGCAACAAAGTCACGCATCTTGAGAGCACGCGCTTTCTTTTTCGCTGCTGAGATTTGAGCGATTCTCTGATCATATTCTTGTTTGGTGATCTTCCCATTTTTGAGTTTTTTGTTGAGTTTGCTTCTTGGTGAAGGCATGTATCCTTGTTGAATTATTGGGTTCCCCAAATAATTTCTTTTTGTCACCTCCAAACCACCGTCCCTCGAAAGGGACTGACGAAAGTATTCAAGCGAAAAACAAGAAGTCACATCGGTAATGCTCACCGGATTCGGAACTTCGATATCAGATCCCTCTTGACACAACCAGAATGAATGGCAACCCCCAAGGGTTGGAATTTTTCTATGGGCCAATTGCAAGGGATATTTGTCCTGAAGATAATCAAGGTAGTCTTCAACCACCTTGAAAGTATCAAAATCGAACGAAACCAAAAGAAGCAATGTCACAGCACGATCAAAAACTTGTTCGATTGTGTATGAACATTCATATTTTTCAAGCGTATTCAAAGTCTTGAGAGCAGAAAATTTTGGAACATAAGTTTTCAACTGCTCGTTCCAAGTTGCGGTTAAACCAAGGAAAGTATGACCTTCGAAGGTATCCGTAACAAGATCTTTTTCTCTACTAAGATCGCACCCATGTTTTTTGTACCCCATTTGTCGGGGCTCAAACTCACCAAATTTGAGGGATTTTTCAGCTACTATGAGATGGTCATCTGCATAGATGGCAAGATTAATTTTATTCCGATAGTCCTCAAAAAGAGAACAGCCATATCTTTGTCGCCAGAAATCACAAAGGACATAAAGATGTCCGATACAATTGTCATCGGTTGTTGAAGTTTGACCTGAAGGATTTCCGAACATCTTTTGAAGAACTTGACCGGTAGTAAGACCAATATACGATTCCATTATTTCTTGGTAATAGTAATTAGTACGTTGCCACCATTCTTTCTCAGACATTCCCTTCTTGTCCCAACAAAAGAAACGAATTTCTTTTATACAGGCAAATAAATCATCAATCATTCCCGAATCCCACTTAACACAATCTCCTTCAATGACCTCGAGTTCTTGAATTCTCGAAGACAACTCAATTAACAGGGATCGAAATCCACCATGCGTCATATTGAGTCCATGTTTCAATGGGGAGGTTCTGTAAAATTCTGGAGTACACATAGCTTCATTCATTGCTTGATACATTCTAGCTGTTGCAAGAAATGCATCAAAAGGTATGATAGTAAAACCTCGGATGTCAACATCGATAAGTTTTTGGAGTTTCAAAAGTTCAACTTTCCCAGCTTGTTTCCACAACCAGGGATAATTTTCCAAATGAGCGACTTCCCAAAACTTTTCAAAGTAGGGCATCATTTTCATCAGAGCTTCATCCTTCTTACATATATCAAACCATTTTTGAGCGACCAAACCAGTGACGGCATCAGGATTGACCATGACGTCATCAAAGGGAATAATAGGACATTTGTCTTTCAATTTCCGAAAGAACTGTTTAACATCATAAATTGCTCGTTTCTTCTCAAACGCTGAAACTGGATTAGGATAAGGTTTGTCATATTTCAGAACAGTCTTATTCACACCTTCATGCGTTGAGCAAGAGACATGAAAAGCATCATGATTGTATTCAACATTTTTCAAAGCACAAAATTCACGCCAGTCATGGTCAATCTTTTCCCTCCATTTCGAAAATTTAAGGGATTGGGACCATGGAAGAAAACCACAAGAGGAAAGGTTGACTAGACCATTCCCTTGGATTATTGGAGCTTTCGGATTAATGCATGAGGTTCGCAAGGAACTCCACCATTTGACCAAGCCCCCACTTCCATCTAATGCTGGGTGGGGGACGTCACATTTTTTGAATTGTGAACGTCAATTGCTTTATCGATTTCATCTTTGACTTGGGCATATGGGATCCAATGATTGACATTGTTGTGAAGATCCCAATATTGGTGGAAACCAACAGGTTGTTTTGTTTTTGTGTCCCACACTAATGAGGCAGAAGTGCCTGGATAAGTGGGGATATGATGAGTGACACCTTCAACCCATCCAACAGGAGACCCCATATCAAGGTCTTTTCCATTGTATGTGAAGATTCCTCCATAAAACCTGCGTCCATCATAATTGGAAAAATTCACGTTGGGACCATTGAGCTGAACAGCCCCGGAAACTTTGTCATTAACACATTCCAAGATCAAGTTGTCTCTTTCCTGATCTGGGTTTGCGTGAACAACAATTCCACACCTCAAAACAGCATTTGCTGGGTTTTTGTCTCCCCAAGCAGTTGTTTTAAAATATATTTTGTCTCCTGGAACATACAATCGTCCATGGTGTTTTGGAGCTCCTTTCCCAAGAGCGAAATCCATAATGTGGGTACAAGTATGGAGCATCATTCTCGAGAAGAAACAAGCACCAGAGGGACGATCGCGATCAGTTCCCCAAAGCATATACAATTTCTTTTTGTATCCATCAGGTAGATGGTCACCATCTGGACACCCCTCAGGTTTTTTGACCGAGGTATTTCTGGTTTCAGGACCAACATCCTTCATAACCGTAGGAACAAAAAGTCTTTTTCCTTTCCAAAGAACAATGCAGCCAATTTTGGGACCATGTGTGAATTTTTGAAATTCAACAAAAGTTCCATAATTGGTGGCACCACCCTTTTTCCAAGACACTCTGTCGTCCTTTTTAAGGTCCTTAATTCTCTCAGGAATCAACCCAATCGAATTAGGTTTGTTCAAAGCGTCACCGCTAATCACAACAATTTCCTCAGGTTTCAAAGATTTCTGAAGTTCAGTTATCTTCTTGAGTTCAGCTTCAGCATTTCCAATCAGTTTTTTAAGACTGTTCTTCGATGCCTCTTGCTCAACCTCAGAAGTTTTCTTTTCAGGCTTTGAAAACTTTGGCATTTCCTTTTTAGGCTTGGTCTTGGTGGGCTTTTCGGGTTCAGGTGCAGCCACCTTAGGGACAACCTTCTTCTTCTCCTTTTTTGCAGGAGGAGAAGTTGGAGGCAATCCCTCCTGTCGTTTCTTTCGATAGTAACCAACTCGAATTCGGGCGTACCCTCGTTCTTGTGCAGTTCCTGTTAAAAACTTTTTGTATTCGTCTTCCCAAGCTTTTATATTTTCACGTTCTTCCATAAGTTGCTGACGAGCATCTTCCATGGCTTCACGTATTCTTTCTTCAATATATTCTCGGGCAGCCGTATGATCATTGACTAAATTCTCAAGCAATTGGTATTCAATTTCATAATCCTCTTCATACCACTCCGAATTCTCATCTGGAATGTATTCAGGATCCCACGATCCCTGGCCGTAGCCAGACGTGCTGGATTCATGATATTCATCTTCTTCACCAAGACCCATTTCTTTCTTGGCATAAGGGCTTAAGAAGCCGGGAGGAAATCCCTCTTGCATAACTGGACCAGGAATTTTTGTTCCCCGTTCTCCAACGGGAATCTTTCCTTTGACAGTCTGGAGAAAAAGTCGTTTTAGCCACGCAGGAATTGGTTCAAAGAAGGTATTCTTTTTACTGTAAACAGTATCCATAATTGCCATACTCTTTGCCTCATTGTGGACAGCCTCACTCGATTTTGTCTGGACACCAAAAGGACCATAGAAGGTTTGTTCACCTTCAATTTTCACAGGAACTTCAGCTCTCACTATTAGATCATCCAAAGATTTCTTCTGAATGTAGTGATCAAAAAGATAACCTTCCTGTTTCTTTTGTTCTTTTGTTTTCCAGTGAGGAACACGGAAAGACTGTTTTGTCTTATAGATCCCATCATAGCCGGGCCGAAGCTTAACAAGACGAGATTCAGAAGATTTTTGATCTTCCGTTTCCTTAGATTCAAAATATCGGAAAAATTTGTAAACGCAAAAGGCAATGAGGACAGATGTCATAACTGAGGCAACAACAGCACCAAATTTCTTAAATTTGGCCGTTGGAGCAAACCCCAGCGTGCACCTATTCTTGTTGACCTTTTCAATACATTGTTCAGGACGAAGGACACCATCAGTAAACAAAGTTCCAAAATTCGCATCAACAGTAACATCCGGAGCAAGAAATTCAAGAACCCACTCCCTCCCATAAGGGAGTTTGTGGTCTTCAAAATCACTACACCAAGCAAACTGAAAACCAATTTCTTGTTGTAATTCCCTCAGAGATTCAGGAATCACCAAAAATCGGTCAATTGTAGTGGACATTGTAGTTTGGAAATTTTTTGGAACAATTCTAAGACGTTTCTTTGAAGCCAAATCACCAAGGCTGACTGGAAAAATCTTTTCCCCTTCAACCAAAGGATTAACAGCTTCCAATTTATCATAAAGAACTGATGTAAATTTTTCGTCATCCTTGACAGCACGGTGCGTCAAACGCAACCAGTCATAGGTCTTTTCCCTATCTGCCATATAACCACGTTGTTCTTCCTTTGGTAAATTTTCTTCCTCTTTGCATTTCTTTTCATAAGCAGAAATAAGATCAGCATAAAGGTGTGTGTCAGAAAATCCAAAGTAATCCGGAGTTTTCCAGATATCTTCAGGAGCTAATTTGAAACAATCCCAGTTTCTGCTTTTGAGCATTTCCAACATATCATCAATCATTGAAAAGAACTTAGAAAAATTCATAAGTTCAGAAAAAGGAAAGTCGGAAACAATGCCAAAAGCAGAAATAACTAGGAGAGCAAAAAAATAAATCCATCGCAGAACAACGGAAGGATTTTTGAATCCTTCCTGGACAGTATCGGGTTTTTTCCAAGAAAACCAAAGAAGAAAAGCAAGAGACAAACATGCTGTGCGCAAAACCCAGGAAAATGAGAACAAAGAAATCATTGAATTGATTCTTCTTCCCAAAAATTCACCAAAAATTTTTATAATCGTTCCTTTAACAAAACGATTTGAAAAATAATTGGTCAAACTTTCTCCCAAATGGTCTGCGAGCGTGTCAGAATGATTTGTAACATGATCAAGAAGAGTGTCAGCACTCTTTTCACATATTTCAACTCGCTTCTTTTCAAAATAATCTTCCGTAAGAACAATCGCTGCAGCATTCCTGAGAACCGGAATTTGTCGAAGAACTGCGGCGTCAATTTCTTTGTGTGCCAAAGGCAAAACACTATCAAAAGCGTCATGTGCAGAATGTTCAATAAATTCACCAACAGGTGCAGACAATCTTTCGTATTGCTCATCGGCAATAACAGTCGAAATTCGCTTGGCCTCAACCTCAAGGGCTGGAACCATTGCATCAAATTGATATCGCATTTCACTCGCTATGCAGGCTCTAATAATCCACCCAAAAGAGTAGTAAATAATAAAACCAAGAACCACCTTGGACACTTCAAACAAAGGAAGAAGTATTATGCCAAGATATGTGGCCCATGTAGCAAGAGCACCCCAGTATGATTTGAAACTGCCCCGAAGGACGAACTCCC